AAAACAAATTGTATTTTTCCTGATGCTTATGCCATGAACATTCAAACCCTTTACGTATCTCCAAGAATGAATTGGCATGGGTTGAATCCTTTCTGATTAAGAACCTGTCACCCCAGACTTTTCTTTCCCTTTGCATGATTACCTCCAATTTTGATTAACCCAATCATCATTTACTTCATGTGGTCTTGGCAGACCATGGAATCTAACCACAGACGCTCCTTCCGTTAATCCTTCCTTGCAATCTCGTTTATAAGACAAGACCTTCCCCGGCAAAATACTATCCCATGTCAAGACCTGATTACGTTTCAATTTCCTTTGCAGATATTCCCTTTCTGATCCTTTAGTTATGGTTTCAATGGATTGGAGATCTGTCAAAAGCGGTTCCCATAATAGCCTTTCCAATTTCCGCTTTGGTTTAAATCCGATAACACTTCCACCTAATCTCCTTTTTCGGTATGCTCCCGCACAAGTGATCAGAAGTTTATTTTCAATCTTCCACACTTTTTTAATCAATAGTTCAAGACTATTCACAATCACGCAATCCAGATCAAAGCAAAGGACAGGGCCGACAAGATTGGCATAAGTGGAATACATATACATTTTTTTCAAGTTCCATCGGAAATTGACCGGAATGCTTAACGGACGAACAATAACATCGGCAATTCGCAAATCAGGTTTGTCAGTGAATAGAACAATCTTGTGGTCAATCTCTTTTGGAGTATGTCTCCTTAAACTCTTTACCATTTTCCGAATGTAAGATAGACCGGTTGAATGTTTGCCGTCAGGCCAATTCTCCCACCAATACAAAACGTAAGTGATTGACTTTTGCTTCTGGTCTACCATTCGATTTCTTCTCCTTCGGATCATTTCAGGATCATATCGTTTTTCACCTCTGGCGACTGCTGGGTAAAATTTCCTTACCCATGGAAATTCATTTGCAATAATCGGATCATCCGGCATATACAACCCATTGAAGAAAACAATACAGCAATCTTTCGGTAATACCTTGCCCAATGGTTGAACATCCGGCATGAAATTGTAAATTCCATCCTTCTGTCCCAAGGTGATTACGTTCTGGGCTTTCTTGGAAATCTGCTTCTGATCTGATCCACCAGAATAACGACCATGTCGGTTCAACCGGAGAAGTGAGGGATCAAACGTGTCATAAACCTGACATTGTGCTCCAACATCCATGGCAAAAATACTTCCACAGTAATCCACGGATCTGCGACTCAAGTCATTTTCCTCCGGGGACCAAATCAAAAAAGGCTCAGTCCTGGTCAAAATATGGTCTATGTTCCCGGTGATCACACAGTCGAGATCGATACTGAAAAACCGTTTGCCAAATAAATCAAAATCTTTCTGAAAACAAACCAACCGAGTGAAACATGCCCCGAGTTCCCGGAAATCATCCCACAATGGAACTACTTCGATACTCCGGTGTAAACCCTTCAGATCGTCCGTTACACAAATCAGCCGGAACTGCAACGTAGTATTGTCCTTCAACATTTGGTAAAGGGCATTCACATGGTAAGCGGAATATGCCGATTTCTTTTTGGTATTCGGGGCATTTTTATTCACCGGATTCCACTTCCAGCACACTATGTTGATTTTATCTGACATTTTCTTCCTTCACCCAAAGAACACCTTTATCCGTCCGTTTAATTCGTTTCAATCCATGCTCCTTCATCCAGGGTTTTCCGATGTCATGAACAAATCCCCCTGACGGCAAAGCGTAATGACATACTCGCCACCGATTCAGTATCTCTTGTGCTTTCTGTTCATGGGTAAGAATATCAAGACAAGTCTTATCATCAATAATGTCACACACCTCATCTGCATATGCTTTTCTTACCAAAGCCGGAGGACCACCAAGACTTTTTTCCTCAGTCCGTTCCCAGAATCCATCATAAATGTAACGAAACTTTCCCTTATATCCAGGATGATTCAGAACTGACTTGTCGGAGCGGTCAAACAAAACCAAACCGGAGTCAGTCCACCCATTCATGAAACCAATAACTGGTGTTAGATCAAGGTGTGCTTCGAGCAACCAGTCATCCTCCCACTGCAAAAAATATGGGGTTCCAACCATATCCCAAGTCCATTTTAATGCTTCGGCTTGCAATGATACTGAGCATACCCTTATTCCGGCATCCGGAAAATACTCCTTGATAACATCCACGACATTTTCTTGAGTAAATCGTTTATCACCAACTGGAGCAATATCCACAATCAAATTCAACTCTGCTCCAGTGATATTATTTTTGAGTGACTGCAATGTTCGTCTTATCACATCTGGTCGTAAAGCCGCAGTCATAGCAATATCAATTCTCATAATCATCACCCATTTTGAACCATGCAATGAAACCATTTACCATCAGTCCATCTATGGCGAACCGTAAAATTGAAATCTTGAAGTGGTTTTATAAGATCTTCCTCCGTGTCCCAAAACATAGCATCATATGCTCTGGAAGCCATCCTGTCCTCAACTGACATTTCCGTAACCCTGGACAAGGCCATTTTCAACATAACTTGGAAATAGAAAATTCCACCAGGCTCCAACACTCTACGAATTTCATTGATAAGTCTCGGGTAATCAAAACAATGATCAAGCGCATTACAGTATACATTGGAGAAATCATTAACCGGAAAACGAATACGGTGCCAATCACCTTGCACAACCAAATCACCAACAGGGTGCAAATCAATACCAATTGAGTCCTTGAATCCCAAACTTCGAAACGCCCTTACTTCGCATCCGGTCCTAGCACCCAGACATAAGGTCTTCCCGAATCTAAGGAATGGTACAAGCGGCCCAAACTGTTTGATAAACCCCTTCATCCTGGCATTATTGTTGGCTACAATATGGTCCAATTTATAAGTGATTTTGCCACCTTGCTTTTCAACATAAGCGTCATAATCTTTGAATTTTTTATATCGGATCATTGGTTAAAATCCCTCACGCCAGCCATGTTTGCCATTTGTGAATTTCTTATGATAATCTTGCAATTTATTACCCATCCGTTTTCCCATGTCATAGACAATATCATTTTGTTCCAGCAATATTGCTCTGACTTTTGGATCTTTCACATGCTCATCGATAAGATTGGCAAGAACAATATGCTCACCACAAATCGTCGGGTTATGGAAATCCTCAAGGTAAACCTCTTTAATATTGGCTACCTTGTCGGTTTTCTTATCCCATAAATGATATGTTCTGAATGGGTATTCTACTTTTCGGTCTTTCATTGCCTGATCCATTTACCCGATTCATCTTTAACTTCAATTTTCAGATTCTTTTCCTGCATTTGTTTATTGATTATCTCATCGATAGTTTTCCCACTTGTTATTTCCGCAATCCGTGAACTGTGCCAAACCTTAAATTTCGGATGTTTAACAAGTCCTAGCATAGCTTCCCTAATATTTGATTGCCGATTCCGATTTGATTGACCTGTTGCACTCGCCCCAGAAACAAAGTGATGAATACGACAACAATTTTGGTGCTTATTACGATGTTGTCCTCCAGCACCAGTTCCAGAAAAGAAATCAATTTTCAAATCCTTTTTGGTAATTGAAAATAAAAGCTCCTTTCCCATTAGCAGAACACCCTTATCGAATCAAATTTAACATCAACCGTTGCTTCCGGCTGAAGTTCCTTGACCAAATCAATCACCTCTTGAACCGTGGGATATGCTTCCTGCGTTCCGAAATACCGCATATCATCCATGACCAAGACATGCTTTTGTTTTGTCGGTAAAATATGTCGAATCTCATCAAGAATCGGGGTACTGAATTTTCCATCATGAGCATCCAACCAAAACAAAGTCGGTTTGTTCACGTTTTCCAGTATTCTCGGCAATACCTTTGCAGAATCCCCAAGATACAAACGAACTTCAGAATGTTTGTAAAACTTCCCTTGAACTTTGTCATATGCTTTCTTGATGATCTCAACTGAATGCAAGGATTCAAATCGCCCTGTTTCAACCATGGATTTAAGAGTAGTGCCACCCCTTGTCCCGGTTTCCACAAAAATCTTCAGATCATGTTCCTTTGCCAATCGTTTGAGATGATAATCCTTCACACCTCTTGTCGGAGCCGTTTTCCTTCCCCATTGACGCCAACCAGGGAAATCAGTCCATCCAAGGTTAATGTCCTTACCACCTCTCCACCGACCATACAGAGCCACATTCGACGCCCCGGACAAGGCCGCTGCCCACCAGGGAAGTGTACCGTGGGTAAACATGAACTGGTCGAAAACCAACATACAGTGGAAATCATCAGTGACGGAGTTGCCACATCGGACCTTGGGTTGATACATTTGGAGTCCGGCATAGATGGAGTTGAAATAATCCGACGCTACTTTCAAGTCTGCCCTATCCTTCGGTTTTACATCCCGATGAAATTTCATCCGTCCAACCTCTCCTGCCGTCACCTGTTTCCAAACCGGCATGTCGGTCACGATAAAAAGCCGATTGAATTTGAACGATTCAATACCTTCTCGCATCTCACTAAACGGAATGAAGTTTTCCTCCTGGTAAGTGGATTTCATGAGAAGCCGATCCCCCAGTCGGACATGAAGAAGCAAGTCCTCATGGTTCGTGATCGGTGGCATTTCAAACCACATCCGAATATCCTCGATTCGATTCGGATGATTATAAAGAGTGAAATCCTCCGGGTAAACTTTCAGATCATAACTCTGCTTAATGTCTTTACCATTGATCACGTCCGGTTGCAAAAGGTTATGATAATTGATCGGCTTCTTGGAACTACCCACGATCTTACGGACTGGAATTCCGTCCGGGAACTTCTTTGGTGAAGCAGGCAAACCCAAAACCGGTAAGGCCGGATAGGATAATGGTTTCAGTTTTGCTTCCGAAACCATCCGGGCAAAAATGTATTGAAACAAGTTATTCCCTGCCCCGTTAGTGAAATGGATATTGATTATTCCATTGTCCATTTAGATCTCCTCATATGGAAACGACAAAGTCAATATGTCACTTTGCCTATTTTCCCGTATCTTTTGTGATTCAATTCTTTTGATTGCGTTCGGATCACGGCCCTTTCCTTTCCTGACAAATTCCGTGGTGCTGGCATCTGGGATAATTTCACGGGGAAAGCGAGTAAGAGGAATAGGTAGCCGATAATGACCCCTAGCCACAGCAAAAGCCCGATTGCGGTAACGCCCACTTGTACCATAATTACCGGAAAGCTCCTCATCATAACCCCCAATCTTCCAGTAAAGTTTCTTGGTCATCAAGAACGAGTCATTATGCGGTTTGTACTTTGTGTTATTCGGGGCATCGACTCGTGTAAAAAGATAAACAGTATTCTTGTCCAGATGGTGATTGTATAGCTGATCCATCAGTTTGCCCATGGACTTGACCGAAACCATATGATCCATGTCAGTCAACAGCAGCCAATCGGATTTGGCTTGATATGCCCCAATGTTCCTACATGCCAGCCAATTCCATTGTTTCTTTTCCGTGATCTGAAATCGTTTCATTTTGATTCCAGATGGTTTCTCGGTTATATCTCGAAGGGGCCATTTGAACGAACAGTCATCCGTGACAATGATAGACAATTGACGTTTAATCCGTTCTGGGTACGCGTTCCATTCCTCCACCTGACGCCGGTACATATTCGGATTGTCATAATAGGCATAAACCAAAGTCAGTATCTTTCTTCTCGGGTCAAACATCCAATGCCTCCGCCAACGATATTTTCGGGAAATCCTGAATTGCACTTTTGTGATTGACATTATAAATGGCAACACCCATCTTTTCTGCATCCTTGGAAATTATGGGAAAACCCATTAACTGCCGTTTATACGGGGGTTTCCGAACTGCCTTTCCGTGGTTTCCGTGATGGTGGGTAAACGGGATTTTGGTCTTCAACCGCTCCCCATAATAAGTGTTCATGTCAAAACCAAGGAGACAAATAGTTTTTGCACCAAGCAGGACGGCAAGGTTGATCGCCGATGCTCCCGAATTCCCATTCCAACTGATTTTGCTCATATCAAAGGTCAATCCCTTTGTTTTCCCTCGGTTCTTCCGCACATACTTTACCCCTTCCATCGCTTCCTTTGGCCGATTTCCGAAGCGGGGAGTACAGGTAACACGGATTCCGGGCCATCCGGCTAATTTCCTACGGTGTGCAAGATACCATGACCCATCACCAAAAAATAAGATATCAATCCATTCACCAATCTGGTATGCATTGTTTACCCCGATAACGTGTGCTCCGTGAATCGGTTCCATAAATGGGGAATAAGAAGCCAAAGTCAATTTGCCAAGGCAGACATCGTGGATTATTTCGGGTGGAACCTTGAACTGATATGGCATGGAAAGACCACCTCCGATAATCCAGCATTTACCACCATCCCACATTTTTGGAACTTTCCAGATCATGTCTGATCAACCCTCAAATCAATTTGACAACCCGCAACCTTTGCAGCCAGTTTGAAAAGTTTAATAGCCACTCGTAAACGGAACAAGGCCATATCCGGTTTGGTTATTTTTACATTTACCGTAACCCTTTTCATAAGGTTTGACGCCGGAATGTGTATTGTGTTTGATGTCATGATCACGCTCCCAAAGATTCCACAAGTTCCTCAGCCTTATCTTGCCGGAGTTGTTTCTCATTCATTTGTTTCCCGTTTTCATCGATCACGTTGTACCATCCCAGCGTCCCGGAAACGATCTCATACTTCGGGTTTCTTGGCTTTTCTGGTTTGAATGATGGGTCTTCCGGATGAACCGGGACAATCACATCCCGAAATCCCTCTGGTATATCATCCGGGTGAGCCATGAAGACCTGATTCGGTTTGATGATCTTGCCGTTTCGCGTACGGAATGAACCACCACCAGTCTTGCGCCATTTGACTTTGCCTTCATCCGGGTCTTGTTCAACTTCCCGAATATTTCCAGTTCGGGTCATTTCTTCAGTATCCAGTTGACTCCCTATGTTATTTTGAACAGGATCTTGAAAATCCTTTTCCACGTCGGGGACTTCTAGTTTTTTCGTTCTTTCCATGATTATTCCCTCTTGCAATAGCTGCATTTGCCCACATAATAGCCTCTTCCAATTTCGTCAGAGCCAATGATTTCTCTCGGCTTTCTGGGCATTGTATTCTGATTATATGCGCGACAGTTTTCCCCTCATCCCTTAACAGTTTATATCGGCCAACTTGATCACCTTTCGGGGGATGATATGTAAATCTGGTTTCTATTTCTTGATGATCCATGATTAATCCTCCTTGTTGAAAACTGCATGATTAGCAGTATTCGGTTATGATAGATGAACGATACCGCTGTTCCCTTCCTGATCGGAACGGACCTGCGGGACCTGAATGGTCATGACCTTATACTTCGTGATCATTTTTCCTTCGATCTGCCATTCAACATTCTGAATTCCCATACCACGAACCAACCGCACTGTATCAGTATTCATTTCCGCAAGAATGACATTGTTGGCAGTCAGACGATCCACGACCTGAATACCTTTGATACCAGCGACCTTCATGATACGTTCCCGAATAGTAGTCCCCGGAGTGGTGGTGTCGTAATCATCGTCCAGCACGGTCTCATATGCAGTCGGGATATACAACATCCACGGGCCGTAATGATACGCATTAATGCTGGTCTGTTTCATGTCCAGCACATCCTGCAAAATCTCAGCACCGGTTTTACCGCTGGCATCCCAATTCTGGGATAAAGTAACCTGGTTCCGGTCGGGGTGATTCAAATACCCGTAAATGGTCCCGCCACCAAAAGCATACGCGGTTGTCGGTGCCGTAAAAAGCAAGTCTTCCAGGTATTCATTCACCTTTCGAGCCGCTCGTTCCGCCAAAGTAGTGTCAAGCGGATTTCCCATGTTTCGGGAAGCTGCCAACACCCTCGCGTTGATCTGATAATCACAATGAATGATCGGCAAAGGTAGGTAAACCGCAGTGTAAACCGGCCTATCATTGACAGCCCTGTTCAAGCCATCCATGGTCATTTCAGCCGCCAGTGCATCCGACACATCATGGTATTCCAGGACCGTGGTATTCATCCCAGACCCAATATCATAGGTCAGACCATTACTGATCAAATCCTGGATACCACCAAGGCGCTGCTCCGACACGCGTAAAACCGCTTCATCCAGCCGTTGCCATTCATCCCGCCTCAAAGTTCCAGCATTGACCTGAATGTTGATCGGTCTTGCTGCATAATTCGCCGGGTCTTTGGGATTGCCCCCTTTGTGAACCATCACGCATACTTGATGCGTTTTCACATCATAAAAGGGCTTCATGCTCCAAGGGTCCATACGTCCATTGCCAGCAATATATGCCGCAACGTCCCCTTGAATTCCATCATGCCCCATGTAATCAATTACCGCATTTTCCATGTTATTTTGTCCTCCTTTCAATTATATGTTAAACAATCCGGACCTTGATCCGTTTTGCGTATCCAAGAGCCCCACTGGACTCTTCACCGGACGATCCACCAGTGTCCACGGCTTCAATGGCCTGAGCCACAATCTGCAACGGATAAACCGTTACGGACCCGGCCTCACTCACATCCCAGGATTCGGTCTCTGCGGTATGCTCCCGCAGATAACCATTACCATTGGATGCCAGCCAGTCCCCGATGTCCACATCATAGCCATCAGCAAGGATGGCATAGACTTCGTCCCCACGTTGAGGAATCCAACACTGCATCCGGTCATTGGCTGCAAAAGCGGTATCGATATCCTCACCTTCCAGTTCATTTTCCAGGGCAAAGATCGGAAGGACATTCCCCTCCGGCGTGGCATGGGCACGATACTTCCCGGTGCTCATCGGTTCAATCAACATTCCCGGAGTAACTGCCGCATTGGCAATTGCCTCGAAAACATTGTCTACATAGCTTTTCAGCTTAATCGTATTATAAGCCATTTCGTTTCAACCTCCTTTATACATTAAATTGTTTACGCTTTGCTTTCTTCCATTCCGGGCATCCACAAGCCCTCAATGTCAGAATTGGTCTTCGGTTGAGGTGCAGACCCAAAAGCAGAATAATCCACTTTGGGTTTTGCAAACCGAACCAGTTTTTCCAGGGTTCCGGTATCCATGGCTTTCAGCTCATCCTCAGAATACACTTCCGGCCCAGCTTCCAAAACACGGGCAACCAAACAGTCCCGGTGCTGTTGGTAAAGCCGCATCCCATGATTCATCTGATCCCGCATTCCATCAGGCAAAATCGCCATGAACTGTTCCGGTGTGGACAAGGTTTCTTTCAAAACCTTGATAGCCTGTTCCGCATTCACCTGTGCCGGAACCTCTTTGGTAACGGTTTTCACCTCCGGTGCTTTTTCCGCCACAGCATTCACCGCAATCAGTTTGTCAATCTGGGATTCCTCCAGACCAGAAAGCCAATCACGATCTTCTTCCTCAAACCCCTTGCTCTGGACAAGCAATTCCACTTTTTCCTCACAGCAGGGTTGCTTCTTATTCGCCATCACATCCTCCTCATCACTTTTCAAGGTTATAAAATTTTCCTGCTTCCTGACAGGAACCGGTTCCATCCCAAACTCAACACTTTCATCATCATTTACGGTATAATCCCGACGATAAAAAGATTCTCCACCGGGTGTTTCCCGCATGGTGACACGGTAAACAAACGTGCCATCATCAAATACTTCCTCCAAGAAATGAATCCGGGAATCGGTATCCATCGCGTCAAGTTTTTGCTGAATTATTGATACCAAAGATTTCATACCTCTGGCATTAGTCAAAACCAATGCCTTGAGCATTTTCACATTATCCTCCACGGTCAAATCCAGACCGTTTTCTAAAGAGACCACTTCATCACCTCCTTTCTCATTGGCTCTGATTCCGCAGCCATCCGACCAGGAACACGCTCCTCGCTCACCGGGCAGTAACGCGAGATGATCCGGTCTATGATTTCGGGCTATGGCTGAGTAATCTTCACCATTCCAAGTTCCATTAACAATATCGTCGTCAGTGAAAACACCAGTGGACACGTCCATGGGTTTCCCCTGTTTTATCCATTCGTGCACTTCCGGGTGAGCCGTTTGAATTCGATACTCATCCAACCAAGCCTGTGCCCGGAGCTTCCCGTCCCACCGGGTATAGTAAATGCGTCCGACTTCCTCATTGCCAATTATTTCAGGATCACGAGCTGAAACATAAGATCCATCACGGGAAGGATGATGGATCACAACAGGAACGCCATTCCATGATTCCGGGTGACGTGAAAGTTCCTCAGCCGGGTGAAAAATGGAACCATGACTTCCACAATGCACACCCTCCGTCATCATGGCAACCGGAATAACCATAAACCGTTTCCCGTTCTGACTGACATACTCAACTTGATATGCTTCCTGATGTAATGTCAGTTCATTTATTTGCATTTTCTAATCCTCCACAACCTTTGGTAACCAAGCACATCTGCAATTATGGACAATCATCCCTTTTGCAATATATGACTCATCCTCTTCTACACTAAAATTATAAAGAGTTCGTGACCTTTTTAATTCTCGTGTTTCAATTTTTGAAATGGGATACTTTATAAATTCATAATCGCCGGTATGATTCATAAATACTCGGGACAACTCCATCTCAATCTCATTTAAACATTGATTTATTTTCTTTCCTGTATATCTAAGAACAAACCATCCTTCATTCTCTATTCTTTTTTGTCGAACAGCGTCTTTCTTCTTATCCTGATGCCAATATTCACCATCACATTCAATTGCAATTTTCAAATGAGGTATAGCAAAATCCACATCATATCGTAAAATAGGATATTGAAAAACATAATGAATTCCTAAATGATCCAATAACTGAGCCATTCTCTCTTCAATCCAAGTCTTTTTACCACTTTTCCTATGCTTTGCCATTCGTGAATTCAATCTTTTTTCAGGATGTTCTTCAAGAAACTTTTCTAAAGAAAGTGTGGCTTTTTTACGAATAACTGGATCTTTCATTGGATTATTAAGTTTCATTCTTTTCGAACTAGCTTTTCTATGTTTTGGAAGATTTGTCACCTTCTTCATTCTTTCTCTAACTTCCTCCTGTTGAAAAGGATGCATGCCTTCCTGTACCATTCTACGAGTCGAACTGTTTGCCTTCTTAGTAATTACAAAAGGGTCCCTTTGTCCAGTTGAATATTCTCTCAACATTTGGATTTTTGCTTTATTCGATATATTTTTCCTATGTGCCGGATCAGACCATTGCTGATCAGTTACATCTAAACTTTGACAAGTATGGGAGCAGTATTTTCTAAAATATGGTATGGAAATACCACATCTTGCACATTTACTCGCCAATAATAAGATTTGATCAGTTTCAACTACATCTTTTGCAGACTTCCAACGTGACATTGTGATACCTGCCTGTGTAACCAAAACAGGATGATCTTCCGTCATGGTCAACCCACCATTTTGAAACCCTTTGATAAAAAACCGAATCACTTTTGGTTTTTGTTTAGGTGTAATATATAATTTAGTCACCTTACGAAATCTACCTTTGTGCGTTAATACCAAATCTCCTAACTGTATATCACCAATTTTTTTCCAACCTCTGGACGTGTAAATAGGTATTTGTCTATCAATAAAACATTGCGGATGAACAGGGATCACATTTCCCGCCTGCTCCAATGAGTACGTTCTCCCCTGCATCCCTGCACAAATTGGGCAAACCCTTCCATCCCCCGCCGTCACGAATTCCACTTCTGCCGTGACCCCTTCAACCCCCCAGTTCTTATACTCTTGCAAAGACGCTTGTGCATGTGCTCGAATAATTTCCGTCCGGGCTAGCATCTTTGCCCTTCGTTCCGCTGGAATGAATCTCCCAAGTGTATCCGTTATTCCGAGATCCCCCACAGGACCGGAAATTGTCTTAACCAACAAATCAGCTAATGGGATTGGATTCTTCCCATCTGCAATCCCCTGGGCGAGCACTCTACTAATCTGAGTATCCATCGCGGTCGTGATTCCTTTCAGGTCACTGAAAACACGCGTGTAAAGCAATCCTACTCGATCAAGATGAAAAGGTTGATTAAAAGCCACATTCAATTCGCCACCGGTTTCCGTCACAGGAATATCAACCCCGGCCCTTCGCAACTCATTCCTGGCTCGTACAATCCCTTTCTGGTATGCCGTTTGAACGTAAAGATTTGTCCATGCTTCTTCAACGCCCCGCCCGATCTGCGTTACCCTATGACGATCCGCAAGATCCAGAATCTCGTTCCCTTCCACTTCACGAAACCATTCCATAAAAGCTTCAATCTTGTCACTGGACCGGGGGAAATCAAACTGCCGGAATCTAGGTAAATCCGTTTGAACAAGAAAAAGAGAATCATTCCGTTTCAACCCAAAGCAATCCTGCTGGATAATAGCTTTACGAACCAGTCCTCTCAACCTTCGAAACCGTCTGCCCATTTCAGCGGCAAACTGATTCCGCAAAGTCGTAGTCCTTGTTGGGTCATACCCATTCAGAACTTGCATGGTAATCCTACCTGAACGGGTATGTCGTTTATGGTTGACCATCTGTGTCATTATTCCACCAATTCTCCACGTTCGGGTGGCTTCATGAGGGTTGGATTGTCATTTTCTGGTGCCGGCGAAAACCCCTTGCCCCTGATCGTCGAGAATACCCCAGATAGCAAAGTAGATATTTGGTCATCCACAACACTTTTTGTCATCTTTGCAATGATTTTCAAGGCTCCCAACACCAGAGACAAAGAGATCCAGTTGTTTGACACGAAATCAACTATGTAATTGTCAATGTTGATCATTATTCTTCCTCGAAATACGTTTCAGGTTTCGGGACCATTTCTTTTAATGCCCGGATGTCCTCCAGAGTAGGTTCTCCTTCAGTTTTCCAGACAGCTAAAATCTGAATGGCGCCACTAATCCCATACTTAACAACCAAAGTTCCGACTGCAAGCAAGAATTCAAGTTTCATTATTTTCGCCCTCCTTTCCTATTTTGTAATTTCTGCTGAGTATTCCAAAAAAGACGACAAAGCAGAGGTCAATGTCACAATCGAACTGGTGAGATTAATTTCCTCACCAGATTGCTTGTACGCATACAGAGCATCAACGGCAGTATGGTAAGCAGTCCAAAACTTATTTCCATATTCAATGATCATTGTTTTTTGTTCGTCTGTTATTTTCCCTTCCTTACTTAAATCCCCGAGTGCAGACATGACCGTTTCATATGCAATCGCAGCAGACTTGATAGTTGTGTATGCGATTTTTGTTGGCGACTGAGTTTCTTCGGTTGACTGTGTACTAGCACATCCATAAGCCATGAAAGTCAAAACCATCATGATCAAAAACGCCTTCATTGTGTTGCCTTTGTAGGTCTTTAACATTTGTGTTTCTCCTTTTTTAAGATTTACGATTTACGGAACCTTTATCCGGTCCCATGTAATTAACCTGGATCACGAGGTCCGTTTGACTGCTATGATAAATTGCATCTGGCGTCAGAATACGATGTCCTGCAACCATTGTATAATCATGTCGAAAATCATGGTCACAGCAAACATCAACGAACTCCGTGCAGTAGAACGTGTCGTTCGTTCCACTGAAATCAAAGTCATACGGAACATGCATTCCTATGATCAATTTTGCTTGCGCGCATACTCTCTCAGAATCACCATCAATGAGCCTCAGAACAGCCACAGCATCCGCACGGCAGAAATTGAGTATATCTTCCTCGATACATCCTTGGCTTACAGCATGAGCAGCTTGATTATCTCCAAGGTACAATCCAGCGTGCCCCCAGAAACCTGGCGTGAATATCGTATTTAAGTATCCATCAAAGCGTCTAAGAAGAATATCTCCCGGTTGAACTGCGTCAAGCACCCTCCTGACATCCTCCCCGCGTACCCGATGAATGTCAGGCTTGTAGACGAACCACGGTGGATACTTCGTCAACATCGTGTGTCCGGTGAATTCTATCAGACAATGTGGGAATTTCATTTTTTAAACCTCTCCTTTATCCAGTGAAAGGCACCTGCCGATCCCTATTGTGGTTTTCCCGGCAGAATCTTTGTACGGTTTAAGACGTCTGCCTTCGTGACGCTCGATTCTTGCTTCTAAAGTTTCGCTCATCTCCCATCATCCTTCTGGCTATCTCGCCATTGTTGCAACTCATAAATCCTTGTTTCTTGTCGTTGCACCATTTTGTTCAGATGTGCTATTTGGTTTTCCATCCCATCGATCTTGCCTCGAATACTTTGGTACTGATGATCCCTACGCTGACCTTTGTCTTCAATGCAATTAATGAGAGCATTCAAGGCATCAATGGACTTTCCAAATTCTTCAATTCGATTTCCCATTACGCAAATCCTTTACCGCCGAAAGAACTTCTTCTCGGTTTTTCGTTATTGCGTCAAAGACTCTATTTACATCTTCTCGGTGATTTTTCCTATCTTCAGACAGTTGACTGATGAAGCTATCTATTTTACCACAAATTGACGCTCCACACCTGTCTCGATTATCTCCACATGTTTCCTTATCAATCATGTTGAGCTGCATTTTTGTAACAGTTTTTGCAAGTTCGACAATGGATTTGTCAAGTTGTGCTATTTGTTTGCGCATTACAATTACTGTGCCAACCATTACGCCAAGATAAAAAATTGTGGAAAGAATCCAGTGTACGTTTGAAACTAGCCAATGTTCCATTGTCTTCTCTGAAGTAGTTAGTTGAATTCACAATATAATTTCATTTTAAAGTCCTATCAAAACCTCACCCATAATACATTATCTTTTTTTGAATTAGCCTTGATAATTTCACGCTTTCCAGGGTTAACGATGTAAACTCCATCGATGCACACAAAAATGTTATTCATGTGCGCCCCAGACCATCCGTTAAATCTGTCACCAAAAGCTTGCCCGAAAGGTAAAAATTCATTCAGCCTCACGAAAGCATGTTGTTGCAGAGCAAGGTGGTTGCACGGATCAGGATCATCGGCTTTTATTTCATTAACATCAAACCACCAGCCACCGTGTAGTCTTGATTCTATGTATTCATAGCTGAGTAATGGATATACCGGATCGAAGCACCATACTTCAAAAAGTGAAGGCCAAATTTCGGTTAGTTCCTTATTTATTTCAGTGCTTGAAATTGTTAACATCAAACCACCACCCCTTCCACAAAATCATTTTCTTCCCTATCAATCGCATCCCTCTGCTGTCTCATAACCAGCTCAATTTCATCATCCGTCAAATTAAGAATCAACCGGTAAAACGATTCCAGCGGCATGACATCTTGGTTCACAGCCACTGATCCATAATTCTTCAACGCTTCAGACCTGGTCTTGCCAACATTGGCTTTATCCTGGTCGGATTGTTCATGCAGAGATTTCCAACCAATGGAGTAGCCCTCCTGTCCAGCCGGTGGCAAAATCCCATAGTCTACACACCGGTCCACGAAAGGACGAATGATAACCGGTTCTGCATACTCCTCTCTGCGTGATTGAATCGTGTCAAACCAGTTTTTCTGATCCTGGGATGAGGCCAGTTCCCCACGTTCGGACCCGACCAGGATACGTTTAGGAATACCAGTTACTGCACTGATCATCATGAGTTGGACTTCCACATGGTTCTGGGGATCGGCTACTTGAGCGGTCAATGCCTCTAATTCAGTGCCATCCAAAGCCAAAAACCTTCGAAGATTATGCTCATATTCATTGATCTGCTCTTGAATATCCTCGGCGAACGTAGGTGACATTAAATACCCTTCTTTCGTTTTCGCCTGATACCCCGGTCTTGCCCCACGCCAAAACATTTCGCCGGATGAGCCGACAATCTTTTCTAAATCCTTAAGCCGGTTCCAGACTACTTCCAAGGCGGGGGCGGACCGAAGTTCATTTTCCAAAAGAGCCTCACCGGGAATGTGAATGACACGGGAATAATGGACTTGCAATTCCTGGGTACTATCAGACCCCGGCATGGAAACGGTGATCTGATAGGTAAGTGGCAAACCGTATCGTTCATCATTGGAATCAGTTACCCATGTCTTAATCTCGGCATTTCGTTCGGCGAGTGGTTTG